TTCCAAGGATTCATTAGTGATCTTGAGGCCACGGGTTATAAGATTAGTAGCATAGGTGGTTATGCTGATCGTGCAAACGTAAACAACCCAAGCGTAAAGAGTTACCACGCATCTGGTGCTGCTATCGATATCAATCCTGGATCAAATCCAAACAAGTCAACAAAGACAGATCTACCAGCAGAGACTGGTGCGCTTGCTGCTAAGTGGGGTCTTGGTTGGGGTATGAATTGGAAATCCGTCAAAGATCCTATGCATTTTTCTGCTGCGAAAGGCGAACAGGGAACATTTGATATCCCAAGAAATGGATCCATAGCTGCTGGTGAAGTTGAGGGTACTGCAGCCAGTGGTGGTGGCGGTGGTGATCAGGGCGGAAAGAAAGAAGATAAGAGTAAAGACCCAGTCGGCTCAGGAGGTCCAGATACAGCTACTCCACCACAAGCCAAGAAGGAAGATAGTGGTAGTGGTGCAAAACCAGCCAAGGGTGGTGGCAGCGGAATGAGAAGCGAAGCGGCCAGTGGTGGCGGTGGTGGTACTCCGACTCCTGCAGCTCCGTCTACTGGTGCCGATTTAGCCAAAGCATCTTCTAACGACATAGCAAGTCAGAGATCGGCTGATAAAAATATTGCTGCTGAAGCTCCATCTAACAGTGGTGGTCAGGCTCCGGCATCTGGTAAAGAAGGTAATGCTAGATTTGATAAAGATAATGTTGGTATGGTTGAACCTGCTGATGCAGCGAAACGTCTCAAAGATCTGTTCGGAATGGCAGCATAAAAAAAGGGGAGCTAAATGCTCCCCAATTCTTTAGCCTTTGTTGGCTAGTTTATTAAAGAACTCCAGACCATCATCATCGTCATCATCGTCTGAGAACTTAGGAGCTGCCGCAGGTGCAGACTTAATAGCAGGCGCTGCAGCCTCTTGTTTCCAAGGGGCATCATCCTCCGCTGAAAGATAAGTCTCAGCTGCACTCGCGCGAGCGGATGCTGGAGAGCCATCGAGACCAAGGACACGGTTCAGCTTCGCCTTCAATTCATCATAAGACTTGAAGTTAGAAGGAGCAAGGAATCCCTGAAGAGAATGTTCTTTCTTCCAGATTGCTTCCATCATCTCGTCATCACCAAGAGGCGCTGTAGTTGAGAACTCTGAACGGTCATAGTTACGGTAACCATCAACGTTACGGATCTTCAGCTTGAAGTTAGCACCAGCCCACAAATCGAATGGGTTAAATGCTTCAACGTCAGGAAACGCTGGGTTCATAGCATCATTGAGCTTATCAAAGATCTTCTTGCCATAACGGAACAAGAATACCTTACCCTCGTTCTCAGGATTTTGCTGGTCAGTAATAACATAGACATTACTGATAAAGCTGACCTTACGCTTTTGATCGCGAGCAATCTTCTTATCAGACTCAAGACCAGAGTTCCAGAGCTGAGTGTTATATTCGCTGACAGGATCGGTCTTGCCGATAGTAGTCAGTGAGTTCTCAATATACCAAGAACCTGTTGGTCCCTTGAATCCGTGTTCAAACATACGGATAAAAGGCACATCTTCATTTGGGGGAGCGGGAAGGAAACGGATAACAGCATAGCCATTGCCAGCCTTATCTACGTTAGGATACCAAAAACGATCATCAGACTTCTTATCGCCTTGCTGACCGCCACTGAGCTTAGAGAGCTCTGAGGTAAGTTGTTCGAGTGAAGACTTACCAGAATTACGTTTAAGTTGTGAAAAATCTACCATTTGTATTCTCCGTATTGTTAGTATTAATCGTATTGACAGTATTGTTTAATTGAGCAGTATAACGCTCAAGTTTATTTAGTATACTAAACATCGCTAAATTTGTCAAGTACTATCTTCTTAAACTTTTCTCTGTCGTAGTTTAAGAATGGTCTATACTTGATAATCTTAGTTGAGATGCTTGCCCAAGACGGATCATATTCCATCTTCTTATTCCAGTATACCATACACTGAACCATATCTGCCAGTATGATCAGGGTCTCAAGAGAAACTTCATTACGAAGATAAAGTTTCAGCAACAGTGGGTGACTGTTGTCTTTTATCTTAAAATTAGAATTGAAATCCTCATCTAATTTAGATAGTTCGTTTGTAAAATTGTAGGTAAGTGATTCTTTACGCTTCAGCCAATCCTGATAGATCTGTTCGGCTGTTGAAGAATATGCAATTTCTTTTATCCAAGTTTTCTCGTTCACAAGGAGATTAGACAAAATATAGTTTACTGGGTCAGTGTGTTTGGCGACCTTCATAAAGTATAGTTTATCTTTTCTCTTCTCAAAAGAGTCAAAAGAAACTCTGCTTTTACCTGCATATTTGAAGTAATCATAACTTGGCTTGGTGAAGTGGTTCTTCAGAGCAAGATATTCTTTATAACATTCAAATGCTGACATCATAAATTCTTATCAAGTTGTTTTGAGAAAAATGCTCGCAGTGCTTTATCAAAACGACGATCGTTATCACCTTCATCTGCTAACCATTCTTCATAAAGTTTAAAGATTGCATCTTCGAGTGGTTCAATGGGTTTACCAAGTCTACGTTTCTCGAATTCTTCGTAGATCTCCCAATCCTCAAAATCAGAAAGATCTCCATCAATAACATAACCACGAGATTGTAATTCGTCTTTCAGATCCCAATCGTCAAAATCATCAAGACTGCATTCAACTTCTTTTACTTTTGCAATCATATCGGCAACTTAGCTCCACCTTTGAGGAAATTAAGATTCTCAGCATCAGCCTGAAGTTTAGATTTAATTACGGGATCTTTCTTGATTACACCAGCAAGAACTTCTACATCAACATTGTTTCTCTCGCACCAAGTTACGACTGCGTCAATGTAATCGACATTGTTTCTACACATCTTGACTATCTCATTATTAAACTTAACGACGTCGAATGCAAATTTCATTACTGCTCCTTTGATGATGGTAGGGGTAGCGAAAAAATGGTGCTCGGTGTGGGACTCGAACCCACTATAATACGTTTATGAGACGCAGGCATATACCGCTTATGCTTCCCGAGCTTTAACTAGGAATAATGGCGATCTCTGCTGGATTCGAACCAGCGACCCACAGCTTAGAAGGCTGTTGCTCTATCCTGCTGAGCTAAGAGACCATTAAAAGTATTTTTCGAAGATTATAAGACTTGCTGTCGTAACAAAAAACCCAAGAGATAACCAAAACATGGTATCGAAAACGATAGGTCCACAGGTTGATAGAGTTATGACCATGACATCCAAGCCCAAACCAATAGAGCAGCTGGTATTACGATATGTTCAAACACTTCATACAGTGCCATGAATGAAAGAAGGATAGCGAACCATATGCTCGCCTTTGCACGTTCAGAAACATAAGCAAACATCTTATGGTGAAAATCGCTAATAAATTGTGCTAACTTTTGCATTTTGGTTCCTTGAAGATAATATATTATAAATAATATTGTCAGTCGCGGAGGGCAATCCCACTGACTCTATGTTAGAAAGGAAACACAGCATGGTTATTTATCACAAACATCACATAATTCCTAAACACGCTGGTGGATCGGACGATCCATCTAATATTGTTCTTTTAACTGTAGAAGAGCACGCAGAAGCGCACAAAAAATTATGGGAACAACATGGTAATGAATACGATAGAATTGCTTGGCTTGGTTTATCTAAAATGATAGATAAAGAAAAAATTATATCGTTAACCATGTCGGAAAATGGTAAAAGAAATTCTTGGCATATGAATAAATTACCTAAAAATAAAGAACAACAAAAAAATAAAATATTAAATATGTGGAAAATGCCTGGAATGAAAGAACATTTAATAGAAAAAAGAAAAGAACAAAGCCGAAATGGTAAAAATCCAATGCAAGGAAAACAACAAAAAAAGGTATGTTGTTTGAATTGTAAAAAAATAATTTCAGTTAATGGATTAGTATTACATCAACGAAGTTGTTATTGACGGTAGTTTTGTTCTGTTTCCAAGCCAAAACTACCAAAAGCTCATGCTTAGGCAGCTAGTGCCATAGCGATAGGTGCATTATCGTTTGCATCTATGACGTTTGCTATGATCTCAGTAATACCTTTATCACACCTGTCGATCCTATTTCGCCCCCAGCAAAGATACATGATGACGATTTGCCAGAACGGAGCTGTACGTTCTTTTTGATGGCATCCTTACACCTTAATTGGTAACAGCACCATGTATCTATGGTGGAGGCGTCGGGTACCGCCCCCGAGTCCAGTGTGCTTATGCCGTATAACGTCAACGACCATCGCATATTATTTATAGCCTACATTGGGTAAAAAGTCAAGTTATTTTACAAGCAATTTGGCGCCATCAAGCAGCCATGTTATCAGTAATATCAACCAAACTATCTTTATAGTATTGTCAATGATGCGTGTGTAGATTTTATACCAGCTAGGAATCATATCAACCCCAATTATGTGAATCGTCACGAGGAATTACATGACCAGTATCATACTCATAATCAACCAAGCTAGTATTGATGTTTCCTTTAGGTGCATGCTGGCTGGCATCAACACCAGTTACTGAGAAAGGAACTGCGCCAGAACCAATAACATATTTTGGTTTCGATATATTATGGACGGCAATTTTTCCTTCATCAATTTCAGCCTGTTTTTCTTCTTCGCTAATATCTTTATAGTTCTGGCTCATATGAACAACATAGTCGTAGTTTTCTTTAACACGCTTCAGCTCAGCCTGTAGCAATGCGATATTGCCTTTCAGAGCTTCATTCTGGCGGCGTTCTTGGTAATAAGCATCAAGCAGCTCTTTCATTTTGCACCTCTACAATCTGATCTTTTTCAATTTTAAAACTAATTCGTCTTGCGCCTTCAACATTTGCAGACGATTTAAAGTAGTCACGACCACCATCTACCATTGCTCCGCGATGAACGAAACAATCGTGCCGAAAACGACTATGGACTAGCTCACCATCTTCAAACAGAAAGCCACCAAACTGACCCTCGATAGCTTTGATAGCATTCGTGATCATCCACCCATTGTGAATATCTGACCAATACAGAGCCATGTAGTTTGAGCCTTCAGGGTGTGGTTCTTCTGTATAAAAAATTGCAGCAGGAGAATTTACCCAAGAACCGCCCAGAGATTTAAGACAAGTATCAATGACATACTTAGCATTGTATTTTTCTTCAATCTTTGCGATATGCTCATCATCAAAAAACTTATTTACTGGTTTCATCATACGACCTTCAAAATAATTACATGTTCGTTAAGACGATCTTGAATCTTTCCGTCTGGCTTAAGATCGTCTAAGACTTTCCTTAGCATTATCTTACCTCCATTCTGGATTTTGTCAAGCACCAATTCTGGCTTACGTCCGCCCTTCTTAGACTGACTGGTTTTCTCGTCATATTTTGTGATGGTTGACCTATTCACATCAAGACCGCCACGGTCTAGTGCTCGAAGGACTGTAAAGACCTTATACTTCACATTAAACAACCAGACCTCTGAGGCTCCGAGGATCTTCTCTGGAGCTACTGATGCGAGCTTAAACTCATTGCTCTCCTTTAGGTAGCGAAGGTGCTGCAGCTTCTTGTCAACCGATACTGCACGAGGCTTGCGAGGCTTACGAACCTTCTTAGTCACATCACCGTAGCGTTCAGCATCTGACATAATCTTGCCATAAAACTCAGCTCGTGCACGGATCTGTAACTTGGTCCAGTTCTCATACCCATCTAGATAACCATCCTGACCTTTAGGAATCAATGCTAGACGCATCTCTGTCTCGATGGGACGATAATAGTCAGCAATCTTAGAGGCATACGCAGCTGGAACCTCGTTGGTCTTTAGCCAGTCGTATAATGAAAATGTTTCGCCTGAATCAATCAGAGCCTCAATATCACCAATGATATCACTGAGCTTCTCGCGCATGCGATCCTGAATAGATACGACAGCTGCCTTTGGTTTTTCCTCAGGCTCATCATTTGAACCCTTAGAGATCGCATACTTGATGTCGCGAATCATGCGGTCATAAGCATCAGCCTCAAGGACTCTCTTATGTTTACTGGCGATACGGCACTGCCAAGCCACATGAAAGGGAATCCAGGTATCAGGAATCTTTTTGATACCCTTGGCCAGTTCTCCCTGACCTACCTCCATCAGCCAAGTATGTAAGTACTCGCGAGCATCCTCTCGGTCGCACATGATACCATACCAGTTGGTAGCATTGAGAAGATCTGCGCGAGTAACCACATTCTCAGGCTCGTCGCCCAGATATTTACGATTGACCAGGAAAACCTCACTATGAGTCTTTCGAACGGTCTTTGCTTTTCGTTTAATTAATGCTGGACGACGAGCCATTCTTAACACCCAATCTCATCTTTAAATGTTTTATTCTCTTCTTCCTGCCATTCTAACCAGTCATCATACTGATATTGAATACGTTCATGAAGACGCTCGGGAAAATTATCTTTCCAATCTTCGTCAAAAGCATCAAAGTTTAAGTCAAAACATTCGTCACCCTCTTCATTTGTAAAGTAACCAACGAACCCCATACCCTCTTCTGTATATTCGGCATCGACTTCCCAGCCCATGTCTACCATCTTTTCATAGAAAGCAATCGGAGGTCCCCAAGCAGTATCAAAAGAGCATACAGCTGAGCCATCACTCTCTTCATAGACATCAGGATTGCCGATATCCCACTTAGTTCCCCAGTTACCACAGTTCCAGTCATACCAGCCAGAGTAACCATACTTCTCTAGATTACTCTTAGCTTTAGCCTCGCATCGTTCATTATAATTCTCGCCCTCTTCAACATGTTCCATAATCTCAGATGGGCAGGGAACAAACTCGGTAAAGAGATTGTGTTCTTTAACAGCATTTACCAGACGCTTGACCTGTTCTGGATCTTTATGAGAGAAGGTAGCATAGTTATAACACCAATTAGGCATGATCAGACTCCAAAAAATTCAGAAAAGAGGACAGCAGCTTCGTTAGGAGAATCGCAGTTAACATAAATTTTTAACTGATTCTTATCTTCAGTTATTTCTTTTTTACCACAGGCTTTGAGCCAATGAAAGAGTTTCTCTCTAGTTTCAATAATTTTATTTGGTTTATTGGTAAAATAGTTTGACATCTCAAGAAGAACTTGAGTGGAACTATCAACAGAAGATACAATGATATGAATATAAACGCCAGAATTAGCAGTACTTATTACAGTGAATTTATCTTTTGCTATCGATACTTCCCTAATGTTGCCCTTGATTAGATGATAGTCTTCAATATACCAATCGGGCAGAGTTTCGAAGTTATCGTGTTGTGTAGATTTAAATTCAGAATAGAGAGAGGCAAGAGAGACCATATCGAAACACTCCTTGTAATGGCCAGAAACTGCATTATGGGTTGGATTATAGTTCTTAATCAGATAAGATTCAAACAGTAGTGATGGTTTATCATTAAAGCTCTCAAGATTACGACCGACTATATAGCAGTCTTCATATTCAAAACCTTTGTCCTTTAGATGAAAGAGGCAACGATCGTTTACACCCTTGCCAATATACAGTATCTCATCTTTGCTGCTATACATGTATACGTACTGACCAAGAGTCTCGAAAAACTCAGCCGTAGGTTTATCAAACATCATACACCTTTGTTTAACCAATCCTCGTGATACTTCAGCTGCATCGCGAGGAAATTTTTGGGCATATTCTCATCAGTCAAACCACCAAAGAGACCCTGGAGATAATCACTCAGGATAAGATTCTTGGCGCGACAGTAGAGAACGATCATTGGGATAAGGTCATGTTTCATCATTTCAACATCATACCCTCATTTGGTATTAATGTCAAGCATGTATTTTTTTAATTCCTTATCTTGTGGCTCGAGGGTCTCGCCAAGAAAGAAGATGCGATAACTCTCCGAACCATACTGACCGATACCATGAAGCTGTGTAGCGTCCTTACCATCCCAGCTTAGGAAGTCTATGCTCATCCGATAGATCGCCTTTGCACGCCGACGGTAGAGGCCCAGAGGCTTAATCATCTCTTCTATATCAATGATGCGGCTGCGAAGTAGAGCCTCTGGTGTTGGCCAGCGTTCAAGAAACTGTGGCAGTATCTGTTTTACTACCTTTCGATCAGTCAGGTTCAGCATCATGACTCCGACCATATGTTGCCATGGGCCATCAATCTGTTGCTGGACCATCAGATCTTCTCTCATCAGAAGCTTCCTACAGCTGGGGGATTGGCTGGGCGAGGAACGTTACGCCAGCTCTGGTCAAATTTCCTTGGAGCACGACCCTTGGTGTGTTTCAGGTAGCCCTCGCGGAAGGAACGCCAGATATTCCTGTTACCGCTGAACCACATCTGCATATTCATATAGAAATTTGCACCATCACGCTGCTCGTCGAGAGCACAGTGTTTACCCTCGAGGTAGCCATACAGCCGCTCCTCTTCTTCAAGGGTCATGGTTCTTTTTGTTACATTAATCTTCCGCATCACAATACTCTGTTCTCAGTTGATATACTTTATCTATAATTTGATTGATCGTCTCACATGCCTCGTGGAACTTAGCGTAGTCTTCTTCAGATATTTCTGCAATCGGAGGCTTGTAGTCTTTACCGTAGCTACATGCTTCCCAATCAGTATCCTTAACAAGGTCCCAATCAATAATATTGGTGTGGTCACCGACACCACGGGGAATATCATCTGTTCCACACCACATCACATTGTAGTCATCAATGTATACTTTCATTCTGTCACCACACGCTTCCAATCGCCACCCTTGGACTTCAACCAAAGATTGCCATCTTGACCGACAGCCATTGAAACCTGTTTGTCTGGATCATTGGCGCCCCAGCCGCCATCCAATGTTAAAAACATACCATTTGCACTACTAACAGCAGGTTTGGTTTGTTTTTTAGTTCCTGACAATACAAGAGAGTTTTGTGAACTGTGAGGCTCGCCCTCGGGCTTTGGCTTTGCAAATGCCTCGACAGCCATAACAGGCGCCAGTGCAAGTGCTGCAAATAATCCACGTCTATTCATAATCAAACTCCTCAGGATGTTCTTCTTTGTATTTCTTCCACATATTCATCGCTTTCTGCAACTGATAGCAATGTTCCATACGAATCTGTTGCATAATGCCAAACACGTTTGTGTTCTTATCCATCGCATCTAACTTGTCGTAGCGTTTCTGCAAAGTATAGAGGACTACATCGTATTTTGGCTTACCAGCATCTTCACTCATGGAGCAATTCCTACATCCCATGAATATGTTTCCGGACCATCTTCACCGCCATTTGCAGCTGCGATTAGTTCTTCATAGTAACCACCAGCCAATGCACGGACAGCCTGATCTATCACCCACATCTTGTGATGCTCTCCATCATGCATACCATGACGAATTAGAATGCGAAGTGCTTCTTCTGCATCATCGCGCCCCGCTTCAAAAATGCTTTCTATTATATCTTCAAATTGTTGTTCATAATCTATTGTCATCACTTGTTTTTGGTCTCAATATAATTTTTAATTAGATATTCCATAAATTCTACTGTTGCGGTATTGAATGACCTAATTTTTTCAGCTTCTTCCGTAAGTCCCTCAAGTTCATGTATCCTAATCTGGAGCATGTTTATTCCAATTGTCTGAGCCACTGACTCCAATGTTTTATATTGTTCGGGAAATTTTACTTTATACTCGTTCATTCTTCAACTCCAAAATGTTTCTTTACATCTTCGATGAAGTCTGGTATCTCATGTGGATCACCATAGAAGTTATCCGTCAACACCTTGTCAAGATCGGCGATGATCAACTTGGCAAACTTTTCAAATGTTGGATTATGTCCAGCACCCCACCATCCTGGTGGGCTATTAGGATCATTATCAATTTCCATAGCAAACCCAGCCTGTTTGGCAAGTTCTTTGATACGCTGGTTCATCACTCTATCTCCTTCATCACATAGAATAACTCAATTCTTCTACGCAGTTGATCTTCTAGTTTTTGTTTTTGCCCACGGACAATTTCCGCCTGTTCTGTTCGACCGTGATATTCGTGAAGCATGATCGTAAAAGTATGAATTCCAATAGTGCGGGCAGCTGCCTTTAGCGATTCTAATATTTCATCTTCAGTCATCATTTTTTACTACTCTATCTTTCAGCCAATAAAATAACCAACAAAATTGCCCAGCTTAAATACAAACCCAAGTTGGCTACTTTTAAGCGGATAAAAATTAAATCCTGTTTTAGTAGTTTCGCCTTCTTCTCTTATGTGAAACATTATTTAACTCCGAAGTGTTCCAAGATCGTTTAATTAAACGACTTGCCATCGACATGATCTGGATTGTTCATTTCGCTTTCAACTCTGGCACATTCCCTGACAATCAACTCGGCAAACTTTTCTACACTGTATTTGTCATAAACCCCAAACTTAGGATGAACTCCAGAAGTTCGAGATTGTTCCCAAAGTTCTTTGATACGCTCGTTCATTGTTTTCTTTTCCACTCGTTGTAACCATCATCATTAACTATAACGTATATCTTCATTTTAGTCAAGTCAATAATTCTCTGATAAGCGTGCTCATACATCTTGTTGCATATCAGCATCCTTACGGGATTGACCAATTTATAAAATTCGTCTCGATCCATCACTTTTCCGCATCAAAGTACTTTGGAAACTCTTTCCACTTTTCGACGAAGTCCCTAGCCTTTTGTTCCGAGTGAAACACGAATCGCAGGTCGTAGTATCCACCCAGAGAGTTTCTCCAGACATACAACCCATAGACGATCTCCTTGGTGTCGCTGTCCTGGATCAAGTCGATCTTATATTTCTTTGGCTTATCAAACATTCCCATCACTCACCTCCACCATCTCTTAATTAAGAATGGACCCAACCTATAACTAGTATAAGGATAACCAGAATTGAACCTACTGATGTTCCAATAAAACCAATCACGAGGATGACCCGCAAAGCCAATCCATTTGATTGATAATAATCTAGCCATCAGAAGTCTCCTGGAGCAACCTGAAGGACACGGATCCCCTCAGCACGGATTGCATCGACAACCTGCTGACGATCGTCGATCCAGAGCCATGGACTGGCATAGTCATAAGTGATCTTTTTTAGCAGCTCTACTTTGACGATTGCGTCTGAGCGGTAGTCCTTAGCAGGACGCATGTAGATGTCGTCGACGTACTCAGATATATCGTTCTTTTCCAGCCACTCTTCAGTAACTTCGCGGAAAGTCTCCTCGCGACCAGTGCAAAGGATGATCTTGTTGTTGTAGTAGAGCTGGGACATCAGGTGAACGATGTCGTGGTAAACCCCGTCCTCAGCCATCCCCTCGTTGTACCGCTTCCAGTCCTTTGGAGATTGTTCAAGCCATTTGCGACGGTGTTCGTTGTTGGCGATCGTTCCGTCGATGTCGAATACCACCACGCTGAATGCTTTCATAAATCAAATTCCTTCTTAATTGCCTTCTCGATGTCCTCGCAGACGATCCACCACTTGTGCGGAGCTTTCTTGATCTGGGATTCGATCGGGTTATTTGGCTCGTTTTTGATCCTATTGACTATGTCGAAGCACTTACGAGCGGTCTGCTTCTCAACGAGTAGCTGATTGTCGAAGCGCCATCTGATATCAGCATATGCCTTTTGCAGCCTCTCGACCTGCTCCTCCCAGTACTTTTTGTCTTTCTCGAGCTCCTGGTTCTGGGTATACAGATTATGCATAGATGCTGACTGTTGATTGACAGTCCGCTTGAGCTCTTCGATCTCTCTATGCTTATTGGAGATCAGGTTTTCTGCTGACTGACCTCCATTAAAGCCACTAGCGATCGCCCGCCAGTCAGGCTCAGACTTCTGATCTCGAACATCTTCAAGTGCAATGATACGATCCATCATCTTTCTCTGGAGGATCTCGATGTTGTGAAGCCTCTCGGCTATGGTACCAGCATCACTCATCGAAACTTACCCTCTCTCATACTACGCAAAAGATCGATCTCATACTCGTCTTCCTCATTCGGATCGAATTGATTGCCGATGATTCCGATATACTCGCTCTCAGGAAAGTAGTACTTAATCAAGACTTCCATTGCCCTGGAGCGCTCTATCATTTCAATCAGATCTCGAATCTCCCAGTGACCGAGGCTATCCTTTGACTCTAGCTCGGCGATCTCACCAAGATTGTCACGATAATTCTGAACCAAGATATCACGAAACAGCCTATCACAAGTCTCTACTGAGAGCTCGAGCGTATGCCCATGCGCGACATCATAATCATCCCAACGGGAATCAGCCATTTTTACCTTACTCCGATATCCACTCATTCTATTACGCAGCCTCCGCCATCTCGACGGCCAACTCAAGAGCACGAGTCTTGACTCCCTTGTTCTGACCGTACCATGCTGACTGGAGGCGATTGTCAGCAGAGCGACCTGCCAAGTGATCCGTCAGGTAGGTGACTGCATTGAACGCCTGCCACCAAGACCCTGGAGCGAACTCCGTCCCAGGCTGCTCTTCCAAGACGTGGAATGCCAGCTCGGCGTTCTTTGACATGTCCTTCTTAGAGCCAGCCACAGGGAAGACCCGTGTGAAGTACTCTACGATGTTCTCGTCATTGTAGCGACGATCACCAAGGAATGCTGCCATCTCCTTGTATGCAGCGAGCTTGTGCTTCGCGACTCCCAGCATCTCCTTCACTGAGTCTCCGTCAAATACGCGACGGTGAGAGATCTTCGCCATGTTCTCGACCTTCGTATTGAGCGAGAGCGTCAGGGTGTTATTGCATACGACACGGATCGGTGTGAACTGAACGGTCGTCGAGTTGCCATAACGATGGAAGTTCGAGAAGAGCAGATATCCCTCAACACGATCTCCCTTGAAGAGCTCGAAGCTCTCCTTGACCTTCGCCAAACCCCAGACGATCTGACCGTCCTTCAGTGAACCTGCCGTATGCATATCCATATCACCTGCAGCAACGAAGTCATTGAAGAACTCGAATGCCTCGCGATTCTGAACGGGATTCCAGTCATCGGACACCACATCGAGGATCTTATGATCACTGGAGCGAACCAGTGCAGAACGGTCGATGGGAGTCTGGACGCCATTGATAGTGGCGAATCCAGGGATCTTCTCTACGGTCCAGTCTAGACCTGCAGCCTGAAGCATCTGTTCAGGGGTCACGTCATCAGGGACTCGAACACCAAGACCATGCCAGGGAACGTCCCCTGCATAGGCCATCTTTGCAACACCATCGACGATTTCAATCTCATGAGCCATGTTTATCTCCTCTAGGCAAGTATTCATTATAATAAGTATACGTCATATTTTGAAAAAAGTCAATCGGCTTTTTCCATGCTCCATTCCCATAATGTAGTCTTCTCATTAAGGACGGGGACGTTCAGGATCTTCCATCCTGCCTTCTTATAGACCATCGCCATACGATTCGCTCCACCCTGAGTAAAGGCACTGAAAGTGACTCTCATGACTGGCGCAGCATCATCAGATCGACCATCACTAGTGCAAACAGATAGACGACCTCGCGCTGGAAGTCTCCGTTGCACAGCCACTCGACGAAATAGATCGAGCACCACACGATCAAGATATTCATAATAAGACGTAAGAAAGATTCCATCACTCGTATCCTCGCGCTTCACTCAGGCAGATATCCATCAGGTCGTAGGTATTGATGTATTCGATTACATGCTTCCTTGGCTCGTCGTAGTTCCAGGGACCGAGCTCCTCGCGACGCTTGACAGCTGCCTTCTTGGTGCGAGCACGGATATTGTAACACTTCGAATCTTCCCGAACATCGCAGATCCAGTATACCAACTTAGCCATTCTCAGCCCCAATCCTTGAAGTCGCCAGCCTCTACAGTATCACGGAAGCCTGCAGCATATGCCTTCCAATCTTCGCTGTCAGGATCATCGATCTTTATGCGAAGGGACTTCTCACTGCTACCAACATAATAGTGAGGATCGAAGGCACGACCATAGTAGGCATCGGCGCCACCACGATCATATGCACCACCATGGCGTGTATCATAATCGGTCATATCATTCTCCTGAGGACCAGACCACATCTTCATCGGTGTACCAGCGACCTGCACGACCGACCTCTACACAATAGACGTTGTAGTAATCGCCACCTGCACAGTACCCCTCGGAGCGATCGTCCCGTTCAGAACGAGCTGCATAGTGGCCTGCAGCGAATTGGGCTGATGGCAGATCGGAATACACACCGACGAGATCTTCACCCTCATATGCAGTAGCGGAAGTCAAAACATATACAAACATATCAAGCTCCATGGAACAATTGATAGAAACCAGTCATCATCACGTCATACGCCTGACGCTCTTCTTTGGAATAGATGCTGTTGAAGAAATCCTTACCAGCCTCGCGCTCATCATGCATAATTTCAAGGAGCTCCAGGAGGCCGAAGCCATTCTCTTCGCGGACACGTTCGATAATCACTCTTGCTTCAGATACTGTCATTTTCAACTCCTTCATCATCATATTAAGAGTATACGCCGATTCGTGAAATAAAGCAAGCGATTATTTTAATTATTTTTTGGTGCGCACCGACACGTCGAAGTCGGTCGACCGACTGGTCCAGATCAGTCCCTGCCAAGAAGCCAGCCACCTGTCAAGATTCGCGACCCTCTGCTCATACTGCTCCTGAGTCAGGAGATTCTTCATGAGATCGCTGTCTAGGTGATCCATCTGTTTCTCATAGAGGCGCTCGAGTGTCTCTTCTCTCATGGCTTACTCCGGTGTAATGTCAAATGTGAAAGTGGAAACGTCGCAGGGAAGCACCCACTCAGATGCATCATGGAACTTCGAGAACCAGTAGTCACCAGAGACCTCGAGGCACCAGCATCCACCATATTCCTTAATCATCCATTGCTGGAACTCTTCAATGGACTTGATCTCGTCTTCATCGAGACCATCCATCTCACCATAGTTGAGAGCATATGCCCAGTGGCGGGGAAGTATCATCTCGATCGTCAGCATATCATTTTCCTTCATCATCATATTATCATCTTACCTCGGATGCTGAAAAAAAGCAAGCAGTATTTCTAAAAAAAAAGTGGAGCCGAAGCCCCACCAAGTCGTTATCAACACAACAAATATCAGACTAGTCCAAGATCACGATGCAGTGACGATGGGATGTTAGCACGCAGCTCGTCCTGCAGTTCCTTACGCTCGTCGATCTCACGATACATGTCCTTGACCTGCTCGCGGAGCTGCACTACTTCCTTCGGACGCTTCACGAATGACTCACCAGCCATCCGCAGCTTTGCCAGGTTACGTGCCTTGATCTCAGGATCGACTACAGCTTTCGCTGCTGCCTTCTCACGATACTTCTGTGCTACTTTCTTATGGATCGACGCTAGGGTGACGGTCTTGGGCTTCTTGGTACGAGCTGGGATATTATCCAGCGATCCATTAGCCAGTCCGTTCTTGACGAGGAACCGATAGGCACCTCGGGCATTCGTCATTGGGATCGATACAGCATCAGCAATCATCTGCACCACAGTCTCATATGGCTTGTCTTGATTGTCATTGATCACTGCGACCATTACTGCACGTTTAGACATTCACATTCTCCATTTATCATCATCACAATATGATTATACGGTAATACCAGTAATAAAGCAAGCACTATTTTCCGATCGCTCGCCCGAGAGACTGGATCATCAACCAGAATGCTGGGGTGAGGGCGAACAGAGTGATAGCCAACAGGGCCACGCCAGCAACGAATTCCAAGATATCTTCGGTCATAGTAGCTTCCTTTTCAACTTATATTATCATCTTACCCTAGACTGGGATAAAACGCAACCACTTTCTCTCGGTGGCTGCTCTTTTTTTTCTAGTAGCTGTGATATTCGTCGACGATTTCCTTGAAGGCAATATACCCCAAGAGCTCATTTAAGTAAAGCTCTAAGTCCTGGATATCATGTGGTGCTACGTTCAGTTTAATGAAGCCAAGCTGTGCTGCTCGCTCCTCTAAACGTCTGACCTGACCCTGAATGAAGCTCTTATATTGAGACCGTTCAGCCTGAGTCTTGGCTGTGCTCTCGGCAATGGCTTTGAATAATTCGGGTCGGTCAGTGCGACTATCATCAAACAGTGCCCGCATCAACACGAGTTCTTCTTCGGTATACTGATATCCATACTCAGCCATTGCTTTTCCCTTTCAAACTATAATTCATCATAGCCTAGACAATGAAATAAAGCAAGCACTATTTTTAGCAGTCAGGATCAAAATCCAGCCACTCATCCATCTCGCTTGGCTGGCCGTCATCATCGCCCCAGCTAAGATTAATAGCACCATCCTCGAGGAACCACTCGAATAGATCTGACTCGTCATGGGTGGGAAATTCTACCGCGAACTCACCATCATTATCTACTAGACGACCATCAAGCTCAGCAACAGCAAGAAGAAAGTCTTGGGTGATGGGGTAGGTAACACCATTATACTGAATCGTTTGCATAACACTTTTCCTTTTTCAAACTATAATTCATCATACCCTAAGATCAGAAATAAAGCAAGCACTATTTTATTTTTGAACGAGAGAAACCTCAACGGAGAATTCGTTGTTATCTTCGTCTAGGACGGCAATGACTTCGTCGTCTATAATGACAATATAATTACCCGCCTCACCGATCAGTGGGTTTTGTGAGTTACAGCCAGCAAAGCTCATCCAATCGGCTTTATCGAAAGGACGGAATTGGGTGGTAGCAGCGAGACGAAGAATTTCAATGGCGGTCATTTGGTTTTTCCTTTTCAACTTATATTATCATCATACGCCACATCACGAAAAAAAGCAACCACTATTTCTATCTTTTTTTATTTTTTTTCGCACAGACACGACCAGAACACGACACGCCACCATTTAAATAAAGGGGATTTAAAGCCACACTAAATACACGCCATTTACTAGTGGAAAACACTACAGTATCAGTATATCTTAGTGAATACCACTATAGATTACCGTTTACCCCGTGGTTTAATTGGTTTAATACTGCCAATCTTAGCAATCTTACGCTTAGAGCCAATAGGTTTGATGGATTTAATCGAGGAATTCCGAGATGATGATGTTTTCATTTTGTTTTCTTCCTACGTTTACGAGTATTTGACTTATACAGCTTAGTATAGAGAGCAGCAAGTACTGGTAGTTCTGGGTGTTTATGTATCCATTGACCAGTATCTGCTTGGAATTCCTTAATAAAGAAGGCATCAAGAGCAGTATATCTTAGTAGTTGCTCCTTAGTATGGTATGTTTCAGTAGTAGGCATAGTAACATCAATGCATTTAGACAGTTCATCAAAGTCACCATCACTCATTATAGAGTTATTATCGAACTCATATGCATATGCAGCAAGTGATAGTTTGATTCTATTCTTACGTTCTTGTTCTGGTGTATTGATGAATGATAGTATATTAGGCATATTGTTTGGTTTCCTGGAGTATATCAGAGACTGATTCCCATTTGTTTCGGTCTAATACTCTATACACTTTCCATTCACTATTAGTATACAGGTATACATATTCAATACCTTGGTCTTCTGCTTCTTCTAATAGTTCTTTTTCTGATACATACTGACAGAAAGGGTTCTTTACGGTATAGGACATATCACAATCAGATATCTTAGCAGCCAGAATCTTAATATCACCATTGTAAACTAACATATCTGCCAGAAACTGATTATTGTAATGTTTAAGTAACATAGCACCGACGCCACTAACATAGCCATCATAATGGCAATAGATACCATTGATGATTGATGGGTCTTGGGGGTCATAGATAGCAATGAAAGAACGAGTAGCCATTATGCTATTTCCTTATAATCAGAGCGAAGGATTGAATAGGATATATTACCTACTGGGGTAATACTGATTGTATACATATCTTTGACTAGGTTCAGAGCGTCTTTTGGGGTACGAGCACGGACTGTCTCATATTTTAACAATCGGTTGGTTCGGTCATCACGGAATACGCCAGCTTCATATACGCCGATCACAAAAGTATACATATCATTTCCCTCCATCATCATATTATCAGTATAGGTCATTTCCTGATAAAAAGCAAATAGTTTTTTTGAAAAAATTATCGCTCCTCGCCGAAAAAATCTTTATACTCCTGATCGGTCATCAGCTCATAGCATACGGCAAACAGATCACCGTCTTGGTACAGACGCCACACATTACCGTTATGGGTTGCCGTGGCATTCTGAAGCACGGAATCCCATGCTTCCCAGTAGTGTTCGTGGTCTGGGCCAGTCTTAAGGATTTCCATATCTTCGGCGGATACATTATCCATATCCTCGTGATACATGGCAAACTGTTGGGGGATATAGATACCTTGGTGGTCGCCGATCAGGATTTCAATGCCGCTCATATCGCTCTTCCTTTGCTTCATCATCATATTATCATCATACGTTCATTTTGAAAAAAAGTCAAACAGTTTTTTCACTTTTCTCTAATTCATTTGCGAGCGTATTCAGCACCACGAACAATGCCGTGGTCGCCGCCAGTTCATTGGCGCCAAGCGTACGGAATGTCTTAAAGGCATAATCAAACGCCTCCTTCAGATTGTCACGTTCAGCGAACAGATTATGGCGGATTGACTTAGCGATCTCTTGGTTTGTCATTTGCTTTCCCTCATTCATCATATTATCATCATACGTGAATGTGCTAAAAAAAGTCAACCACTTTTTTTGAAAAAATTAAATTATTTTTTGAAAATGGTTTGAACCTTATCACGGAAGTCATAGGAAGACTTCACAAATATTTGTGGCTCTGGTTCATCATCAACACCAATAATGATTACGATCTGAGGAACTATTAGGTCAGTCCTTGCTTCGGTCATCATAGCATATACTGTTGATTGTAGGAAATATGACTCGATCCAACTCTCTTCCTTGAGTCTACGACTGGTCTTGAAGTCAACAATACTTGTTACTCCATTGTATTCACCAATCATATCAGTAGTTCCAGCAGTATACAATCGCTTAGACCAGAGTGGATACTCTATACCGTATACTTTGGTTAGGTTCTTGTCTAGTACAGATCTAATAGAGTCAAACATCAATTTGTTGGCGGGCATCTGGCCTACTTGATAGTCTTCTCTCTTGACGTATTTCTCAAGCATATCATGTACTGCTGTACCTCTGTTTGCTGCTTGAGTGCTTATCTTATTGGCTTCTGCTTCGCCTACTCTAGCACGCCACTCGTTCAATGCTGTCTTATCTTGTACTCTACCAAGTACAGTCGTTACAGATGGGAAAACGCCATCAGGTGTTACATAATGGCGCTTTCCGTTTATTACTTCTCGTACTATCTTTGACTTTGGTAATAGTTGTAGGTCAAAGTTATGCGACGATTTTGAGTCTATCTTTTGCAATTATATATTCCTTCACCATTGCTGATCTAACTATGTCGTTCTCGTCGAAATCTATAAATTCGAACGACTTCATTCTATCTATTATTTTCATAAAGTCAACCAGCCCATTCTTTTCATGTTCTTTGGTGAAGTCTGATTGTCTAAAATCACCACAGAATAGTATCTTACAATTACGACCAACACGAGTGATAACAGAATCAAGCTCATGTAATGTAAGATTTGCTATCTCATCAACGACAACAATACAATCATTCAATGTTATACCGCGAATGAACGATGTGCTAATGAATTCAACAATGTTTCGTTGCTTGAGGTATTCATAAGCGTCACCCCTATTAAACAACTCAGTAAAGATTGCCTGATATGGTGCTTCATATACCTTGGTCTTCTCTCTATTGCTTCCTGGTAGAAAGCCCATATCTCTAGTTGGTACCACTGATCTAACGATTACTAGTTTCTTATATCTGCTATTCTCTTCTAGTATCTCTTTGGTTGCTAGATAGTTAGCGATAAAGGACTTACCCGTTCCGGCAATACCATGTAACATTAGGTTCTTGCCTTCATAGTATGCTTCAAACGTTCTCTTTTGATTCTCCGTTAACGGTTCAATGTTTCTTAGTTTGAAGTTCAGTTTTACACTGTTATCGTTCTTATTATTACCCTCTTGTTGTTGTTTTCTTTTTTCTTTTCTTGATATTCTTGGGGGTTGAACCATTTAATATTCCTAGAAAGTATTGATCGTGCTCCTTGTAAATCCTTTAGAGTTACCCTTTTTGATGTTTCTTAGAATGTCTCTAAAGCTATCATCTGGTTTCTTAGGCACACCAGATATTAGGTTCACTGCACCAATCGTTTGTGTTACATTTGGGTTTGCTTTTAGATAATTATCTAACTCACTCATTGACATGAATTCTTCAAAGTAATCACCAGTATCATTGTTAACGAACGTATATGTTGGCATAACTATATTGTTCCTCGTTGTATTCTTCCAACTCAAGCAATTGATCTATGTTCTTGGTCTTAATAGCGCGAGACAGTCGCTTATCTCGTTTATTATTACGTTCCCTTCTAACATCATCACCATCAATATAATCACGATCATCATTATGATTGTTATACCTTGTGTTCTTAGACTTAGACATGTTAACCAGTGATCTCCTTTACTTTGTCGGATAACTTCTTTTTTGGTGTAGGCAAAACCAACTTTGGTTCCATTGGTGTAGGTATCATATCAGGGAATGCTGTTCTTACAACTTCTTCTGTGATTCTAGGCCAAGGAAACTGTTTATCTTTGATCGCGCATAACATTTCAGCATCGGCTGGTGCTATCGTCTCTAACAATTCAATAAACATCTGTTCGCGCTTGGTCTGAGGTAGATTAGGATAGAATCCCTCAACAAAATAGGTCAGCTTACGGTGTTCGCGAATGAATACATTCTCTTGATCTACTAGATCATTTACTTTGTATGGTGGTCTACCTTCAGGTAACAACCATTTTACTGCGGGATCATATGCTCCCTGAAGCACCATTCGCAAGATTACGCTATCATTAAATTTGAGCGCATCTATCATTTCTTGTTCTGTTCCTAGTTTACTTACCTTCTCTAAGAACTCGGCCACGCCTACTCTAGTTGCCATATTATTAAAACTCCGAAATATGTTCTGTTAAATGTTTCAGTTTGTTCACGATAAAATAATTAAGTAATTTCTCACGACCTTTTGATGACTGACTATCATATGATTCCATCACTTTCATAGAAATATCAATAGGAACCATACTTAGGTCAATCAGTTGTTTGTTTCGCATGTAATTGCGATAGTTAGGATGCTTTTCATCAATATCTGTATCTAACAAAGCATCAATCTTCTTTTGAGTCAATGGCTTCTGACGCTCACCAACAACAAAACAATTGTCATTAGAAAGCACATTAGGTACGCCATCGCCCGAGTCTCCCTTTAATACATGCTCTTTGAGGTAACGTACAGGATCAGCATGTTTGATATACTTTTTACGTACTGGATCATACTGCTTTACGTTATCATTCACATGTAATTGAATGAAGTCTTTATCACCAGATAAGATTAGGATATCTTGGGCTGGAAACTCGCTAAACTCTTTCACGAGTGTGGCAATGATATCATCCGCCTCAGCTGATTCAATATCAATTACTTTGTATGGGAAATACTCCTTGAGCTCAGCACGAATCTTATTCATGCACTCAAAGATTGATTGCCAGTTAAGCTCAGATTTCTCTTGATTCTTTTTACGGTTCGCCTTATAATATGGGAAAACCTGTTTACGCCAGTAGTTGGTGTTATCACAAGCAATCACCAACTCACCATATTCACTACCGAACTTCTGCCTATAAGAACGTAATGAATTGAGAACCATATGGCGTACCATGTTCTCTTCTAGTTGAGCGTTTGTATGATTACCCAATTGCATTAGTAGATTAGACAGCATTACTTGATTGAGGTCAACAATAATCATATTATAACAACCAGTTATTAGCTGGTTCCTTTCTCCATCATGTCTTCTTTAAGTGTAACATTCAGCTTATCAATAATTCTAAAGGTAGTATCGCTTGTTCGCTCAAATACTTCCTCTGCTATTGTCTGAAACGGATGGTCTATACCATGCGTCTTACATAGGAATGATCTAATTGCTTCTATCACAAACGCACCATCTTTAATAGATATATCTTCTTCGTCGTTTATATTGAAACCAGCAAGTTCAATCTGCTGGAATAGTGTAGGTAGAATAGTCTCAAGAGTCTCAATGATATGTTGGAACTTTATCATTTGCATTCTTTCATCAATCTCGTTCAGATCGTTGGGAACGAACGAAGGATTAATGTTGTTCTTAGGAAACTTGATTACATTATCCATATGTTTTACCTATGATTATAATAATGCTTTTCTCGTAATAAGTCAAGCACTATTATTTAGCAAATTGAAACTATTTGGGATCCACGATCAGTGAATTTGAAGTCATACACTTTACATGAAGTATAGTTTTCAATATGATGTCTGACATGCTCTTGTTTATCAGGAGTAACATAGAATATAAAGAAACCACCACCGCCAGCACCAAGTAGTTTACCACCAATTGCTCCAGCTATTCTTATATTTTGATACACGTCATCGAAGTAGTCTTGTGTTATCTCGCTGACTACTCCTTTCTTATCTAGCCATGCCTCATGTAATAGGTCACCAAAAGAGTCAACATCACCATTGCGCAGGTATTCAAGACCAGTAAATGCTTTGTCTCTGCTACGTCTTACTAGATTGAACTTATCAGCATCACTCATTGCTGCTGATTGTTTCTGTAAGATACTATTTGCTGATCTGCCCTTTCCACTATATACTAGCATTAGATTTGATTCTAATTTGCCTAGGGTAGAAAGGGAAACATTTGTATGGTCTACTGATACCTCACCATTTTTTCTAAAACGAAATAGGTTCAGCCCACCATAAGCAGCAGCATACTGGTCTTGTTTTCCTACGGGATAGTTACATCTATTCATCTCTATCTCGCAGGCAATATCTGCTAGGTAACCATTAGAGGCAACACCCCATTTACTTGCTGATAATGCATTAATCAGACCAACGGTAAAAGCAGATGATGATCCTAGACCTGATCCCTTAGATAGAATATCAGATATAGATGCTACTGTTATTTCTTTCTCAATGTTGAAGTACTTCAATGTCTCGCTGGTAATGTTTGTTTGCATTGCCTCAACATCAGGAAATTCTTCAATCTGATCGTACATCACTTTAACACCGAGGTGAGGTGTCTTATGAACCATGACATAGATGTATTTGCTTATAGTAACAGAGAGAGCAGCACCATCTTCCTTAGAATAAAACGATGGCAGATCGCTGCCACCGCTGAAGAAACTGATACGTAATGGAGTCTTTGTTAAGATCATTATCCTACCTTGTATGAGAACATTTGTGTTTCTAGTTTTCTCTTTTCTGGTGTATCATACTTATCGTTTAGATCACCAAGCATTCTGTTCCAGCGGCTGATTGCTAGGTCAGGATGATAGCGTGTATCAACATATGACTTGTTAAACAACAGACGAGAACGAACAGCATCAGACTTAGTTCTAACAGCCATGATAGCAGAATAGAGGTGTTCGCCAAACATATCAGCATGTTGTCTCTTATCAGCAGAACCATCATACATAAAATTCATGCCGCCAGTCGTATCAAACAATGCACCAAAGTTAGGATGAACGCACAACATACCAGCACTCATTGCTTCTAGGATAGAACGACAGGCAGTCTCTTCCCAGATAGAAGGATAGGCACAGATATGATAGTCTTTCATCATCCCTCTAAGTTGGTTGAACTCAGTATATCCGTGATATGTAATCTGTGGGTGACTCTTACATGTATCAAATAGTTTTTCGTATGGCTTATCAGCATCGGGCCAGCCATACATATTGAAGGAAGAGTGAACGTGTAGGTGTATCTTCTTATCTTCCTTGGCTAACATCTCAAACATCGGTACCAATAGTTCTAGGCCACGATGAGGTGTAGTAATGTAACAGATATTAACGACATCATCAACATCTGGTTTCTTATCAATATCAACATCTATTGGCTCTAAACCATTTTCAATAACAGTATGTTCTGTTGAATAGGGAACACGTAAAATATCTCTGAACCGTTGATACTGCCAGTTTGAGATGAATACTATCTTATGAAATTTCTTACGGAAATGAGCGTCCTTCAGTTTCTGACATTCAGGATCTTCTGGTAGATCATGTAATGTTAATACGCGAATCTTTGACGAATCTAATTCTCTGATACGTCCAGGTATAATCTGAGTATTGACTAACAACTCACGAGGAATTCTACCACCATAGAGGAACCGCATGAATAGTTCGGTTCCGCCGTTTGCATTCTTACCTGCTTCATTCTGTTCTATTAGATCAAAGTTATTTTCCATTTTACTCTCACTTAAAGATCTTAAAGGCACACTTAACTTCACCACCTTGGTCTAGGTCTGCTCTGTTACCGCCATGAATACCTAACAGTTTCCATCTCCAACCAGTAGCATCAAGAAACTCATTGAATGCTTTGAACTCGCCTTCTTCCCATCCAGGATAGCCAGCAATCTCATCAAATACAATAACGCTACCATCTTGCCACATATCTGCCTTGGTCAACTCACCAAAGATAGTCTTAGCACCAGAGTAAATGTCGCAGTCAATATGAACGAAAGCAACTTTGTTATGGTTCATTGCCTTACAGAATGGGCCCAGTGTATCCTCGAACCAACCCTTTACAAGAACCACATTGTGTCTGAGATTTTCTGGGATCTCACAGGCGAAATGGCCTTTCTTTACACCACCAGCACCAGACCAATCTTCTGGCAATCCCTCAAAGGAATCGAAGCCAAACACTGGTCGATCAGTAAAATGAGAGATTGCTCTGATAGTATTACCAACGTGAACGCCAAATTCTAACACCAATCCTTGCGGCATACCATATGTGTATTCACCAAGATTAAGCACAGGGCAGTTAGCCAATCTTGTTAACAATAATCTTTTCTCGATAGCCATTATTTACTTGCTCCATAGATTATGTTGATTACTTCCCAAGCATTCCTAGCACTCTGTAGTCCTGCTTCTGGTGTTCTGTTAGTTCTAATATCTTCCATAAATTCGATGATCTCTTGTTCCCAAGACTTATCTTCCTGTGGGTATTCCCAGATAGTTGTATGTGGTGGGCCCATCTCTGGTCTGACTTCATAATACTTGAGAGTCTCAATACCGTAGCTACCGCCAAGACCATTGACTTCTAGCTTACCCTTCTTGCCGTAGATCTCAAACGAGAAGGTATTCTTCCATTCGGTACAGCTTACATGAATGAATGCTGTCTGTTTCTTATCGTTACGCAGTGTTAGGAAAGCATTATCATCCAACACCTGATCCCAATAGAATGTCTCGGCGAAACCCTTTACATCAGTAAATTTACCCAAGAACTTCTGAGCGAGGTCAATGATATGAATACCCTGTTCGACCAGCTCACCACCGCCAGCCAACTTAGGGTCACCACGCCATTCTTTGTTGTATCCTACGCGACCACCATGCCCGTAGCGAGCACGGATATACATGATATCACCAATGTATCCCTGTTCGATCAGCTTGGTTGCTTTCATCATAGCAGGATGGTAGCGATGATTGAAACCAACACGAACCATCTTACCAGCTTTATCTGCTGCTAGGATGATATTGTTGATGTCTTCAATATCTTTACCGACTGGCTTCTCAACCAATACATGTTTACCTGCTTCTAATGCTGCGATCGTAATCTCTGCTAACATATTATGCATTGTAGCAACGATGACAACATCAACATCGTTTCGGGTAACGGCATTCTTCCAGTCGTTTTCTATCACACAATCAGTATAACCTGTTGCGGAAATTAAGTCAATGCATTTTTGTTTGTTTATATCGTGGACGGCAACTAACTTACAACCAGCCAGTTGTTTTGCTCTCTTGTTACCTACAAGGCCACATACTACTATAGCTATATTCATTGTTTATTCACTCTTCTTAATGTATATAAATCACCAGTCGTATTGTATTTATCCATATTTTTCCAGTCGTCCCACTGGGCTGCTACTAATTTACCTGTTAATCCATCACTCTGTTCTGATGCTAGGAAGTAACACAACTCAGCAGCTATATTGATATCAGCACCACCCTCTTGTTGTTGCTTTATCATCCTATCATAAAATGACTGACCCGCTAGCTCTGGGCCAGCGGCAATTGCCTGTTCCATAAAGTCAGTATTCAATGATCCTGGAGCAACACAATTAACATCAATGTTAAATTCCCTCAGCTCTTCTGCTAGTGTCTCGCCGAATCTAACGACAGCTGCCTTTGATGCTGCATACGCTGAGAAATTAGGCATGGGTTGAGTAGCACCACCACCCGATAGGATGATGATCTTACCCTTACCATTTGCTTTTAAGATGGGAACGGCAAACCGACACACATTAACAACACCCATTAGATTGACTTCTATGGTCTGTTTCCAGTTGTCTGGTTTGATA